TTTAACATAGTACTGCCCATTGCCGGGACTGGCTTCTGCATCCGTGCCAATCTCGCCAATGGGCTTGCCGCCACGTTTGACGATTTTTATGGTCCGATCACCTGCATGGCGCATGACGTCAGGACGGGCTTCCGTGACACCTTGCGTTTGTCTAGCAATTGTGACTTCTGTTGAATTGTTAAACTGTCCGCCACTTTGTTTAATTATGTCAAGGATTTGTTTGTATGCGGCTTGAGCAGTCCGGCCACCTTCAAAACTCTGAGATATAATTTCAATACCTATACCATTTCCTTCTACGGCATCGTCTCTTTCTATCTGGTATGCTGTGCCAATTTTGTTTTGGATTGTTTTGACTACAGATTGATCGGGACACAACACTTCAATGGCAAATGCCACTGGGTCTTTGCCGCCAAGCATTTGGTTTGCTTTGTAAGGCGTTGTTTTTATCTTGTTAAATTCTCCCGAACCTTCCGCCACACCTTGCTGACCTGATAATTCAGCAGCTTGTTTTAGTGCTTGCTGATATATCTGTTTTGCTTTTATTTCACCAAGAGATTTTAGTTTTGATTTTACTGCGGAACTAAGATCAGCAAATTTGGGATTTGCATTGTTGAGTGACTGATAGTTCATGATCTCTCCAACTACGCGATCCACGAAAGTACCACTGGTATCTTTACCCAAGCCTTCCGCCACACCCGGAGCAGCGGCTACAGCAGCACGGCTTTCTGTTAGCTCTTGACGTGTTGGGCCAGTGGTGACCTCAGCAAATTGGTCCATTAACCGACGTAGCGTGGCTGCGTCTTGATCGGGCACTAGCACAGGTTTGATTGTCATTGGGGAGTTCCTTGGTTCGGTTGTGTTATTTAGCGTGGTACGCTTTTAATGCTGCTGCGATTTTTGCTTTTGTTTCAGGACTACGCTTTGCCCCTGTCTGCGATTGTACTCTTTTTGCCAATGCTTCTGGATCCCACTTATAAGGCTTTGCAGCTTTAGTTGCACGTATCTTTGCTTTTTGTTCTTCACTCATCGGGACACCTTTGTTATGTGCTACTTGTTTTCCTTTCTTAGCTTCGCTAATTTTACGTCTTGTTTCTTCTGATACAATTGCTCCAAATCGAGGATTATTTTGACCTTTGTGGGTGTCTGAATTTTTTCGTCGATGTTCGTCAGATTGTATTCTGCCTTTATTTTTTCCTATATTACTTTTTCTAATTTTTTCTTTTTGAGATTCACTTTTAGGTTTACCTTTGTGATAGTCACTAATCTTTTTGTTAGACTCTTCTGTCGGAATAATGTATCCTGCTACGTTTTGATTGAGCCAGCGGGCATCGTGTAATACTTTACAACGGCGTAACACTTTAGTCTCCCAGGCTACTGCTTGTTCTTTGGTCTCAAAAACTTTTCGTACTTCTACATCAAAGCTGTCTTTGCCAGTTTCTTCAATAAGTCGTTGCACTTTAGGACTGCTGGTATAATACTTGTTCCACAAATCTTCATGTGGTTCAACTTTATTAGCAGAGCGTACTCCGTAATATACTTGTCCAGTAGGACGATGTTTGATTAGATAGGTGTATGGTTTCATATTGTTATTTAGTTTGTAATAGCAATCTCACTCAATTAAAGTAACATTTTTACAGAAAAAAGTCAACAAAAAACCCACCGAAGTGGGTTTCTTGCTTTTGCTTATAACTAATTTGTGGATTAGCTGAAGCTCAAATTACTTACGGCTATTTCCCCCACGTAGTCGCCGGCGTTGCCGAACGAACTCGCAGTATTCGTGAGCTCGATATACCCATAGCGAGTCATAAAGCTAACTACTGGTTCAAATGTTGACGGATCCAGAACAACACCGCTGCTCATTAGAGGAATATATGGGCAATAGAACGCGGCTGCATCAGCTTCGCTCGAACCCTTATAACCCACTAACACAGGTGTGCTATCGCTAGCATAGCTGTCAACGAACACACGCATTGCACCGTTCAGGGTACCAACAAACTTGGTGTTTGTAGGTGCTTCGAATGTGCCTTCTGTGGTACGTGCAAATGCACTAGTTGTAGCTGACTGAAGAACAGTCAAGCTAGCTGGAGAAACAACAGCCCAGTTACCAGCACCGCGACGTGTGCGCTGTGCAATCAGGTTAGCAACACGGTTGATCAGAACAGCTAAAGCAGCATGTTCGTCACCAACGAATGTGGCAGTACCAGATACAGTAGCTTGGTTGTATGTAAACTCAGTTGTGGCCAAACTGCGTAGGCTCAACAGGATTTCCTGGTCAATTTCAGCTGTAATTTCTTGAGCCAAAGCTGCCATGATTTCGGCTTCTACGTCGATACCATGCATTGCTTGTGCGTCTTGAGCAGCTTCAAAAGTCCAACGAGCCTGTAGCTTACGTGTCTTAGCTTCAACAGCTTGCTTCAGGATCTGTACGCTGATCTGACGACCACCGTTGCCTTCAAGTGTTGCTGTCTGTGCACCGGCATAACCTTGTGCAGCAGTTTGTGTTGTTGCAGCGTTATCAGCACCACGAGCGCCTGCTGAGTAAGCAGTAGCGATCTTGAATGGTGACAAGGCTTCTTCACCAGCTACAACTGACGTTGCTGCTGCTGATTGGTCTGTCATTGTGCTTGCATAACGTACACGCAGAGTGTGGATCTGACCAACTGGGCCAGTCATTGGCTGAACACCAACCAACTCGTTAGCGATAACAGTTGGCATAACTCGACGGATAACAGGCAGAATCACACGGTTTAGTGTGGCGATGTTGCCAGATACAGTTGAGCCAGCACTTGCGTTTTCTTTCAAGTACTTGCGAGTGTTTTCTAAGATAACACTCATTGTGTTGCGACGGCTGCCTTTCAGACCTTCCATAAGGGCTTCTTTGGTTTCGTCCCAACGGCCTTCTAATAGTGCTTGTGACATTTAAGTCTCCTTTAATTAAAGACCTGCCAGGCGCTTGATGTCGATCACGTTGGAACGGTCTTCTTCTTCTGCGGCCTTGACGGTTTTATCACCAGTTACTTCACGAACACTTTCTGTAACAACCTTGCGGCTCTTAGGTGCGGCGTCATTCAGTACAGCTGGTAGATACTTCTCGAAAGCGCCTTTCAAACGTGTTGTCTGAACGCTTTCTAACAAATTGCGCATTACTTCCTGCTTCTCTTCGTTGAGAGGTGCAAGCAATTCTTCCATGGTGGCTGTACGCTGATTGGATTCCTTGATAATACGAATTTCTTTCTCTTTTGATTCAACGAGTTGTTGTGACTTCTCGACGATCTTGGTGGCTTCTTCAAGTTGCTGATTCTTGTGAGCAACTACTCGGCTCAGTTTGCGAATTTCGGCATTCTCATTCAAGTATGTCGAACCAAACTCTGCTGCGTAGGCTTCAAAAATCTTGCGACCAAAATTGTTCTCGCGAGCAATTTTGATGTCTTCGTGCAACTGATTCATTTCAGCTTTAAGATGCTTGCTAACAGACTGACCCAGTTTGGCAGCACTTTCAGACACAAAACGTGCCTTGAGAGCTTCCAACTGACCACGGGCTTCGCGAACTAGACGAACTTTTGTTTCTACAACATCACGTTTGTCTTTGGCAAATTCCATGATTTCTTCAGCCAATGCGCCAACGATAAACTTCTCTAACTTCTGAAGTCCTTCGCTGTGCATCTTGCGATCTTTGCGCAGTTCGCCAATTTCTTCGGCCAATTTAGAAACCATAAAGTCGTTAAACTTTGTGCTGCTTTCTTTCATCTTGGCTTGGAATTTGACACGATCTTCGGCCAGTGCTTGCTTTTCAGCAGCAATGCCTTGAATCTCTTGTGCAAGACCTTCTGTTATCATGCGATCTAGGGCTTCCACCATTACTGTTTTGTCGTGCTCATAGCGTTGTGCAAACTCTTCTCTGAGTTCTGCACGTAACTGTTCGCGAGCTTCTGTGAGCTTTTGTTCCCAAGCTTCGTTGAGTTCTTGTCCCACGTCCTCGTTAATGAGTCCGCTATCTAGTAGTGGTTTAATAGCATCAAACATGCATATCTCCTAGATTTTGAGATCTTTGATGAGCTTGACTACTTCGCTCTTCAAATATCTCTGTACTTTGTTGTCCTTCCCAGCATCTCTTGCCATTTCTAAAACTCGATGACCGTGTTTCATGTTCATCAAACTTTCGTAAATTGCTTTAGGATATGCGCCTGGCGCACTGGGTTGAGCAACCACATCAACAGTGACTATTTCAAAGTCACTGACATGTCCGTTCGCTTCGTTAACGTTTCCGCTACCTCGGCTAGAAACTCCTAATTTCACACCGCTTTCCAGCATGGTGCGAACCAAATTGCCCATTGGCGTGGGTAAAATCTTCAACTTGCCGAATCCGTTGGGGCCATCCATCCACATTTCTGTAATCATATGGCTAACGCGGTCAAGGTTTACTTTGAGATCATCCGGGTGATCCACCTCTCCCAATACAGAGTAGCCACCTGTGATTTGTTCGTTCAGTGTTTTGACTGCACGTTCAATTTCATTCACAGGGTAGACTCGCTCATTGGCATTCTTAACACCGCCTTGGATGCAGATGCCTTTCATGTAAAGGTTC